TGCGGCGCTTGCGGGTGATGGTGCTCTTTAGAACGGTGACTCGCATCGCGTTGCATTGCTTTGACTCTTCTAAGATACAGAACCCGCCACCCCCATGCTGTCTCGGTTGATACCGTTTTGGATATTAGTTTTTTATGTTATCTTTTGATGGTAGAGATAGCGGGTTCGCCAATGTTAAAGACAGTATCAACCACCGCCTGAACTTTTCTGCTGGTGCTGATACCGACGTTATCATAAACAGGGCAGACAACTAACCCAAACTTCTTAGACTTGTCTCCCAATCTGATGACTCGCCCAATAGTTTGACTGATACCAATGTAGTCCATGTTTCGCAGGAAAAGAACTGCTTCCAGTCCGTTGACGTTGATACCTTCAGACAAAATGCTGTGATGGATGACAACAAAGCGTTTGCCCTTAGTTTTTCCCCACTCGTTAAGTGTCTCGAAAAATGTTTCCCTGTCCACCTTGTTACCATCAATAACCGCACCGGTCTTAGATGTAATCATCATCCAAGAATATCCGCGCTGATACAACTCAACACAAAAGTCAGTTTGTGACACCAACCCAATGATCTGTTTAGTTGTGCGAGCGGCAATAAGAATCTTATCAACATCGTTGTCATCAATGGTTGACAACATATAGTCAGAGTCGCGATCATAGTTGATACCCTTATCTGCCATTTCCATTTTCTTGACTACAACTTTAGGCGGTAAGATATATCCACCTTCGACTAACTCAGGTGCAGGAACTTGGCAGATAGTCTGACCATAAACCTCAGGCATATTCATGCCAGGTTTGAATACTGTTGCGCTATACTTTGGAGTCGCAGTGAAGAAGAATGTCCGCGCATTTGACTGCGACACAACTTCAGTCGGAGCAAAAAAGTTGCGCTTCACACTGTTGTGCGCCTCGTCAAAATATGCAGTGTTCACAACAATTCCACTGTCTACAACTTTCTGCAAACTGTTATAAGTTGTGAAAATAAGTTTTTTACCGCGAACATACTTGTCCCATAGTTTTATCTGCTTTGCTTTTGTTGTGCTGAAGTGATGTGTCTCGCCGCTATGAACATGGAGGACACTAGCACTAATGTGCTCAAGAAATTCGCTACACAGTTGCTCTGCCAACAAAATACGCGGAGCAACTACAACAACTGTGCAGTCTACGTTATCAGCGAACGTGGTCAATGTGTCCTGAATCATACACATTGTCTTGCCACCACCTGTCGGGATGATAACAGTTCCCTTCTCATTTTTCCGCATAGCATCACATGCACGGTGCTGATGTGGGCGAAGGTTGAACATCGAATAATCTCGCAATAAAGATAATATACACGAAAATGGTGCCCATCACAAGTACGGTGGACACCACATTGACTGTCACATATCATCGAAAGATTCTAACTATCTTCCAAAGTATAATCAAACCAGTAATAATGACAGTTGGATAGAAGAACTGCGCTAACAGATAAAGATAACCAAGAACAACAAGAAGCGCGAACGCTGAACCTGTGCTCATCGATGAATCAGAACTAGATGTAGAGTTACCCTCACTTATTTCATGGGGGTTGCCAACATCACTCTTTTTTACACCTTCACGTCTGGCAATAATAGTTTGAGCATCAAATGAACTTGCTGCATTAACTTCAACATCATAGGGCATAGTATCCTTTGCCCAAACTCTTGCAGTGTAAAGGGTCATAAGTCAGCGGTGAATCATCATAAAGAAGGGGAAAGCAAGTAACCCCAAGATTGCTCCAAAACCAATAGGAGCAGGAGCGAATGAAAGCATATAGAATAAACCAGCAATAAAAGGTACGATTAACGCAACTCCCAAAGAGTATAAACCTGCTTTCTTAAGTTGTGTTTTGTTGAAGGTAATCATTTTAGAACGTAACAATAATCAAGGGACTTTACACACCAACCTGTAGCAGATGTGATTTCTTCAATGAGATCTTCCCTATCACATGCTTCCCAGGTTGTTGACATCGTTTCGTCAACTATTTCCTGTTTGTAATCATCAGTGAGGAAATCATCCATTGTATCTCCATCACCAATATCATCGGTGAAATCAAACTCAATGTCAGTGATGCGATAGTGCATTTTTCTAATGGAAAGTTTGCGGAGAAGTCTATCAGTATCAGCGAACATAGAGGAAAGAACCATAAGGGTCACAGATGTCGGGGTTGTCAACTAACTGCTCAATGTGGAAGCGAATACCTTTCGCAGGTGCTTTATATGATGCGGGTTTGTAAACATCACCAGTCTTTTTATCAACGAACATCCAGCAACTGCGGGTGGTATCTTCAACACCATCGCGGACAAGTGTTTCCCAAACTTTGATATATTTGCGACCCACTTCCATCTCAAGTCGATGATAGAGAGAGCGACCAGATTCAATGGCATTGACTTTCCACTGATTGTTCACAACTTCGAGCAGGCACTCAGTGAGATACTCTGCTTTGAGTTCAGGAGCACAGAAGGTCATGAGGTGTGTTGCTTTGACTCTTTAATAATACATGCCTGAGAGGCGTCTACAAGCGCCTGTGTGCCACTTTGCCAGGTGTCACCATGTCTTGACGTTGTTGAAGTTTGAATAAGAAAATGCCTCTCTTTTCACTAATTTGAACATACCAAATTCATTGGTGCGAACATATCCTTCGCCATTCAAATCTAGTTCGCCATCGATATAAGTTGCAGGACCATTGTCGATGCAAGTGAACAACATGTCATCTTTGATAGACTTGATCAACAACCAAAAACTTACAAGTTTGTCATTCATAAAGGTGCTAGGAATAACAGGGCGACCTTCTCGAATACAACCATTCAGTTCTTGTTTCAAAAGTGCAGCAGTCTTAGGGTCTTCAAAGTCAACCAACTGAGACATTTGACGTGCGAAACCAATAACCTCAGAGAAATCTTCTCCAGTCTCCCATGCATCGGGTTGAACAAATGCACAGCGGTCAGTGCTGCTCATCTGAAAATCAATGGGGAAAGCAACAGCATCGCGCAGAGTATCTCCAGGGCAGATGTATTCAGTGTGCGGAGCGATGATGATGTTCTGATGAATAACCTGCTCAAAATCATACGTTATTGTGTTAGGTGTGTATTCGCTAGAACCACCGAAACCGATGAAGTCTCCCTGAAAAATACCTTCATCCTCATAAAGATTGTCTAGACAGGCATGAAGAATAGTGGCAACATTTCCTGTGTGGTTGTTGTCAATATCCTCATGCGTTTCATTGATCTTGACCTTCACTTTGTTGAAGACACTTTTAGTCCCTACAAAAAACTTTCCTGTTGCAGGATTTACACCCCAAACAATAGCAGGAGCGCCATCCATTTTAACGGACAAGGTGCTAGGTGCTTCAAACCAGTCAAGAATCGACAGGTCACCCGTCAGGATGGTGTCTTCGGGGTGCTGGAGATGTGTGTTTTTCATGTCCTTAAGATAGGGCAGAACTGAGAGCATTGGGGGAAATGGTGGACAGTTCACCAACTGGCATGTAGTTTGTAACAAGAACCTCCGAAACATCCAGGGTTGATGTTCCACGTCCAGCAGTGTATTTTGCTTCCATTTCAATGATATTGCATCCATCAAAGTTCTTCTGATAAAAACCATCGTGGATGTCCTTATTTGAATAGGCAAACATGCATCCAGACGTTGTAAGATACCGCGCTAGTCTAACTTGATCTTCCTCAGTAAAACCACCTTGATAGAGAACAATGCTGTCACGATATGGTGGGTCAGCATACAACCAGTCTCCGTCCCTTACATTACAACAAGCAAAGTCACCGTTGCGGATAGTTGCTTTCTCTAAAAATGCAGCGACATTGTGTATTTTTGACTCATTGAAAAATGCTTGCTTCTGCAAACATGTGCCAGGTGGTGTGGAATATCTTTCATTGCATTTTTTGTATGCTTTCCACATACCGTTAAAGTTTACCTGCAACATAAACATCAGCAGCGCAGACAAATATACATCGGACTTGCCTTCGTGTTGATGACAATATATCTCGCGCAGTTCGTAATAATATACCTTTCTATCTTCAGGAGAAAGACTCAACCATTTATTGACACACTTCCGCCACTCAATGATAACTTCATCGACGCTATCAGCGAGAGTTGCATACAACAATACCAACTCACTGTTCCAGTCATTGATAAGATACTCTTTGTCAGGGTAGTGCTCAAATACCCACAGAGAGTTTGTAAGTCCACCAGCAAAAAGATCCACGAAGCGTGTGAACTCTTGCTGAGGAAAAAAGTGTGGTGCATACTGTTGCAACATGCGCTGTTTGCTGCCAGTCCACTTAAAAATAGGTTGAGTCTTTGTCTTCACTTACACTCCATCAGAACTTCTTTTGTCATCACGCTGTTATCAAGAACATACACGTTTTGGTTGATAGTTCCTTGTGCTTGTCCTTTCTTCACTTTTGCTTTGAACAGTTTCGTGTTCTTATCTTGCTCTTTACTGCCTTCAAAGATATACAGAACCGTCCTGTCACCATAACATTTATCACGCATCTTTTCAAGGTCGAAGAAGATCTTCTCCTCAGTTGTGCCTGCTTTATCTCCTGCTTTTAGTTCCAGGATGCTATCCAACTCAGGAACATATCCATCAGATTCAAACCTACCGAAGTCTGCTTCTTTATACTCTTCAGGTGCTTCAAAGTTAACTTTACCCTCCAACCATTCGTTGATGCGGGGAATATCTTTCTTCCTCACTTTACCGCTAGGAGTGAGAGGAATCCCAAGATACTTGGCAGCATCCACCTGGGTGCGAATGTAGTGGAAACCCATACTTACAACTCGCTCACGCAATTTCTTCTCAGCGCGTTGTCCTGATGCTGCTGCTCCGTGTGTGTCTGCCATGGCATTTCGTTTGTACCCTGTCATTATAGCATAAAAAAAGGGGCGTTGCCGCCCCTGTACCACTTTATGAACTGGTTTTTTTCATCCTGAAGTATTCACTCTCACACTGAAAATAGATTCGTGTTTGTATAAACTTAGGGTCAATATATTCGATTGTATGTGGCTTTTGGTTGTAAGGATTACGTCGTATTTGGATGTGATCGTATTTGTGAGGTGTCATAAAAACTCATAAGGCACCTTATTTAGATGATGCCTTTAGAGTTCTTAAAACAACTTATAGTTACCCGAACAACCGATACAAAGGTATCTATGCAAAATAAGATTTACACAGTCATATTTGTATCAAGTTCATTACATTCTACGTTCATACCTACAATGTCACCCTGCTCATAACGCCTGACGGTTTGAACCTCAGCATCACAAGTAATGACTGTAACAGAAGTTGGGTTATGGTCCTCAATGACCTGATTAAGAACACCAAAGAAATATTCCCTATGATGTCCGCCAGTTGAGCCTGAACTATCGACAGCAACGACAATATCCCCGACACCAACCTTATCTACTGAAGGCATATACACGCCATGCTGAAACCACATTCTTTTTTGTGGTCTACGCCAAGTGTAATCATCCGGCTGTTCACCACCGATAAACCGATTAAAGACATCACACCAATTTACCCGTGAGCGTCTCATTTTTGTAATCAGTTCATCAATACCAGCTGGCAATTTACCAGCAGACTTAGCGGCTTCTGCCGCCATGAACACACGCCTTTCGATGTCCATGTTGTGCTGTTCAAGTTGACTGCCCTGCAAGGGCTTGCCGTTATCGTCTTCAGGATTGCCGACATTACCACCCCAAGGCTGAGGCTCTGGGCGTTCATCTTTATCCATTGCGATTAATTCACGGTAAACTTTAATCCAAGGCCAGCCGTGATATCTAGGCTCGTATAAACCACCTTCCGGCATTTCACCTACATTGCCATCTATGAGGATAGGATTAAGTACATAATCCAGTGCCATATTGTGAACTTCAGGGTCCACAGGCTTGCCATCTATTTCCTTAATGGGGTCGCAATGCTGAAAGACTATATGTCCTATTTCGTGAGCAACCAAGAAAATAGTATTAGTTGGTTCTAAGGTATCAACAAAAGACGGGTTCCATTTAATGTGCTGACCGTTGGTGCAAGCAGTGTCCACCTTGTCATCAGCATAGAATGGCGTACCCATTGTGAACGTACCCCAGAAAGGCTGGTCCAATAAGAGCCGTGTTTTGGCCCGTGAAATTTTGGTGTTAGCATCCATATCTATGTCTCCAATTTGTACTATGGTATGAATTGGGGCAGGACCATGCCTGCCCCCATGTCCTAGAGCATAAGTTCTGCACCATGCTCTAATAGAAACGCCCTAAATTCGGGTGTCTGTTTCAGTGAAGGTGTACGCTTGAAAGCATCTTTCATTGCCAGCACATAAAATTCTTTATGCACAAAACGGGCAAGATACTGGGTAATGGCCCCGACATTTTTATCTGTCATGGCGTGGGCCAGCGCAGATGTTACAGCGTAGCAGACTGCTGGTTCTTCCGGCACGGGGGCTGATGCAGGATTAGCAAGCACTTCATCAACAGTAATGGCACTGTCGAATATAGGCTTGTACCCGTAAAACTCAGCACATACACCCCTGCCCAAAATACCAGCAACTGCCTCTTTCTCAACAGGTTCTGGCAAGCCCCATGAAAGCACCGTATCAAGTCTCTCATAAGAACGGGGTGATGGATTAGCGTCAGCGTCACGGTCCACCTTGTTGAGCAACTCAGGCCGGAACCGCATAAACCCAGTAATGACGGGGCTTATACCTTTGCTTGACAGATATCCAACAGCGTCATCTAAGTCTGCCTCAACGTCTAGAAACATCAGGCAATCTTTCATATGGGTAGGAATATTGTTTGCTCCAGCCCTATCCGATACACGATTACCAGCCGCAACGATAACGACATTATCCGGCAACATAAAATCACCGCAACGTAATTCGTTAATCAACTGTCGGGCCACGTTCATATTCGCTACAGGGGCTTGGGCCAATTCATCACAGAACAGGACCACCACGTCACTATCGGATGCTAGCTGTTCAACATGCACCAGCCAATGAGGCTTCAGGCGTTTAGCATTATCGCCATCCATAGCGATAACGCCCATAAGTTCACCAGCATCAAACTGGGCCAGCGATAAAATGAAATAAGACCAGTTATCATTGGCCTCACATACGCTGATTATCGAAGTGGTTTTGCCTAGCCCTGCCTTGCCCTGCAAGTATGGGATAAGCCGTTGAGCATCACGCCCACCGTTTGAGATGCGGAATTCAAGCTGGCTTTCGATAGCCTTTTGAATGATAGGGACAGTTTGAGATATACGCATTTTTTTCTCCCGTTATGCGTTGATGTGAGCCGCACAGATAAAGTCTTTACCTGAGCGAATGTTGAAAGGCAGTTCAATATTGAAACGCCTGTACTGCTTCAATCGCATGTCATAAACGACACACAAGTGGTCCGGCACGTTGGGGTCATTCTTAATGACACCCCAGACAGGCCGTTCAGTACCGTCTAGCTTTGTAAAAAAGCCAGTGAAAAATCTGCCATAAAACCCTGACAGTAGGTCTCTTCTATGTTTCTGCATGTAAAAATCTCCCATGCTGTTTGTTGAATGTAGCAGGACGCTACGACTACCCCGAAGGGTAGTTTCGCCAATGTCCTAAGTTGGCTCGTCAGGTAGCTATGCCGCACCAAGTTGCTCACACATTGCGTTGACTTGCTCAATCTCAGCCTGAGCCTTATCACCAGCCGCCTGAGAAGCTTTCTGTATTTCACTGCGAAGCCTTAGAGCATCTGCCAGTTTATTGTGGAATTCAGATAAATCTTCATCTGTCAAACCACCCAACCAAGCGTCACCGTCAACACTATTACCGTCTTTGTCTTTCTTGCGTGAACGCTTGCCAGCAACCTTATCAACCAGTTGCTCTACCTTAGACTTGGCACTGTCACCAGAAATTAGCTTAATGAGCTTGGCTTCTGAAGTGATACCTTGGTCCTCAAAGATTTCAGCAACGCCAGCTGGTGTGATGTTATCTGAATTAATGCCGTGGTCCTTAAGCTTATTCTTAGCACCAGCAACATTCTTTATGTACTTTTCAGCCATGCTATCTGTCAGGCCGCCAGCGTCCATTAAATCACCTTTTAGGTTGGTCCTGTCAGCAGATTTAAAATTGCCTTTTTCCAACTTAGCCCCTGCCATGCCGGACACTAGCAGACAGTAGCTAGTCATTTTTAACTTCTGGCGTTCTTCAGTAATCGCTGAAGCTTTACCGTTAAGCTTGCCAATTTTCTTCTCATTGGCATTGATTGTGTTGAGTGTGTCCATGTCTAAGATTTTTGTTACGTTTTGCATTTTTGTCTCCAAAATTGTAGGGAATGTAGCGAGACGCTACGACACTGCCGGAGCAGTGTTTCGCTGGTGTCTCATGCCAGCATCATCAGGTAGCTTAACCAGACCAACCACCCATATTGTGGTTTGCGTAATTCTCAGCAGAGCGTTCTGTAAGATATTCAGCCCTTGCCTTGCATGGGTCGGGGTCATATTCATCGTAGACGTGTTCATTAATGCATTCATCACAGTAATGAAACCCATCAGAATGTTTATAAATACCTTTTTCTTCGCAGTATGCATTGCCGCATACTTCCCCATGGTCAGCGAGGCGTTCATTGTCATATGACTGCGACATTGCCTCAAGTACGGCAGGGTCAAGCATATAAGACTTCATCACTGGCTTGTTGCCATCAGCCTTTAACTTGTCCATGACTTGTACAGCCTGAGATAAAACCAGCCCCACATATGTGAGGCCGCCGTTTACATAAATGTGGAAGTATTCAACCATTATTATTTCCCTTTCAGTGAGGCAAGCTGGCACTTGCCATAATGTGTGCCGATAATGACGGTGACTGCTTTGCCAAAATAGTTTTCAACCATATAAGCGAGCATGCTATCTGGCTGAGTGTAGAACGTCCAACCGTCACAACGCAGTTTAAAGCGAGGGTTGCCGTTTTTACTGTTAGGCAGACGTTTAACCATTTCAAGAGTGCCAGTATGTTGTGTGCAATTTTTCATCTTTAGTTGTCTCCTGTTTCGTGTGTCTCTTCATAACTGGGCTACAATTCCCAGCGACAGGATATAAGCAAGGCGTACTCTAAACCGATACGTTACAGCAAAACATGTCTGCCTCAGTCTACACCCCCATTTTGCACATAGCCCCTGACTGAGCATCAAAGCGGTAAATAGGTGGTGGTCCAGTATGGTCGGGGTTACTAGCCCCTGCCCCCGTGGGCGTCAGATAATCAGTAGTGGTAGCCTCCAAAATTTGAAAAAAAAAGAATATACCCCTTAAATACACCATTTTCAGCATTATTCAAGTCTTTAGAGTTATTTTCTTTATTTAATTTAAAGACGTTTAACAGCACTAAATTATTGTACGGGAAACTGCGATTTTTTATGCTCAAAATACCTAATTTGCCCGTACAGGCGTTTCTCGCCATACCCGTGTATGATTATGAGCAAAAATAGAGACACGCACTCACGGGGCCTTAAATCGCCATTAAAAGGCATATGGGTAGCGTCACCTGCATGGGGTCTGATATAATTCGTTCTATAGTACGAATATAAAAGCCCGACCAAGCGGTAGCGCATGGTGGCAGAACAAGGGGAATAGAACATGCCAAAAGATAAACACCCTCACCTATCCATAGTGACAGATACAGGGGATAAACTCACAGCTAAACAGGAACACTTTTGCCAGATGGTTGCACAAGGTGAAACACTGACAGAAGCCTACCGTCAGGCTTACGATGTTAAGGAAGGTACAAAGCCAAGCACTGTCTGGGCTAATGCCTCGAAGCTGGCAACAGATAACACCAAGGTTTCACAGAGGATTAAATCCATAACTGAGGAAATCACCGCACGAAAGCGCACCGATGAGGACCGCCTGAGAATATGGGTGACTGACAGGCTCAAGGAGGAGGCAGTATCTGGAAGCGATACGTCACGGGTCAGTGCGCTCACCCAGTTGGGAAGGTCCATTGGGATGTTCAGCGATAATGTGGTGACAGATGAAAAGTCTGACAGGTCAGCGTCTGAGATTGAGGCCGATTTGCAGAGGCGTCTTGCGTTGCTGATGAGTGAGTGACCCTACCCACGCAAACTTTGGCGTATGTACGGACCCCACCCTACCCCCACACCCGTCTATCGGGCTGGCCCCGCCCACGCGGACTACATGATGATTTACACATCCGATGACAAAAGAAAAAACATAGACCTTCCGTGTCAGCATGATTGTAGGTTTGTTGGCGTTTTAAGCCCCACTGAGAGCATTTGTCTGATATGTAGTATGACACCTGCCGAAAGGGACGCTTGGGCGTCTCTGAGCGAAATAGAGAGGGATATACTTCTATTTATCGTGGAGAAGAGAAGGCGTGAGATATGGGATTACTGGGAATATACTACTAAACCCACTATACAATGACCCCCACCCCCTAATTTGTACCATGATACAAATCTTTTACTTTCCCCCCGGGCGTTTTTCTGGGAAATAGGGGTAGGAATCCTAACCCTCGTACTAATTTTTTTCGTAAAAATACTCTTCTGTGTCCCCTAGACGGTATTTGTTGCCTGATTCTACCTGATAATAGTCGGTGGACACCTTAAAATCGGGCATTAACGGGTTTTCTGGGGTTAAAGAGTTGTCATATACCCGCATTCTGTTGTTTGGGTACAGTGCATACTGTCCGTTTTCTAACTCTATCAGGTTAAATGACTTGTGTTCTTCGGGGATTTCAGACGTTGAGTAGTCTATTTCATCTGCCTGTGCGTGATAATTGTCTAACGTGCAGATATATGTGCCGTAAAAATTACCAGAGTCTCTGGTTCGGACTTCAAAGTCCATAGACCCGATAAACTGCTTGTAAATAGACGTGACACCATAGTCCATGCAGTTCCAGAATTGAAGATTTGGCAGGGACAAGTCTGGTTCTGGGGTTTTTGGCTCTGATAAAAAGGCACTAATCGGTAATTTATCATATAAAGCGCCATATTGCGGCAGGTATGTCTCAAAGTAAAAAGCTCTGCCGGGGATAGACTTTGCTGTTACCCAATGACCCTCTATGAACTCGCCATGCCCCTCTTGGTGGTCCATAAGATACTCTTTGCGAACATAAACTTTAGCGTTTGGAATATTGGTCAGTAATGTTGACATTTGTAAATTCTATATCGTCTGGGTGTACACAGCTTGTCAGATTAAATATCATGGGAACTTGCATCATTCTGAATACATCTATCGAGTCTTCAATCATTTCTACAATACGAGTTTTACATTCTTCCTCAGTATCATAGGGGCCACGGTCATCACTTATGAGTATGCAATCAGCAGGATTAGCTATGTGACAAGCTACTATAAAGGCTTTAAACATTTAGCATATTTCCTTTTTAGAGCAGAAAACAGGATAACACTGGACAATTACCTTAAAGTATCTATTTTCACTGCCCTCACGTTTCATCTCTTCATAAGATGAAAATTCGCAATGTTCTTGATGGGATGTTTCCTTTAATACGTCTTGACTTTCCAAAACCCATTCTGTGCCTGTGTGGGTCCAAATACTCAATGCAAGAGCAAATTCTTTCATCACTAGTCTCTCCCTTATATGATATATATATTATATATATATATATATATTAATATAGATATATATCTAAGTCTAGTGTAACAGGTAACTGTGTTGTATAGTTACTTGGGGTGTAACGTCTCCCGACACCCCCGGTGGGGTTGAGCAAATACTAGTTTGCTCCCCCGCCGTCATTTTCTAGGGAGAGGGAGATTAACAATGACAAATATAATACAATTTCCGGGTAACCAATCTATACATGAAGACCCTGATTTAGACCCAAAAGAAATGCTGGGTGTGCTTCGTGAAGAAGTTTCCATGACAGAGGCACTTGTTGTTGGGTGGACTGATGAAGGCAACTTGTTTATGGCCACATCACATGGCAAGGGTCCGGATATGGTGTTTTTGTTAGAGCTTGCAAAATCAGTTTTGATAAATCGTTGTGTTAGCGATACATGAGTACATTATCAGCAGTAAAGCAAAAGATAGCTCAACTTCCACCACAAAAGAAGAATGAGATACTAGAGCTATTAAGCGAGCTTGAGGAAGCAAAGTCTCGTGAGGGTGCTAGAAGTGACTTCCTGCAGTTTGTAAACAGGGTATGGCCTGCGTTTATAAACGGAAGACATCATCAAATCATGGCAGATGCATTTGAGCGTGTAGCAAATGGAGAGCTAAAGCGCCTGATTATCAACATGCCACCACGACACACCAAGTCAGAGTTTGCATCATATTTATTTCCCGCTTGGTTTTTAGGAAGATACCCAGAGAAAAAAATTATCCAGACAGCGCACACCGCAGAGCTTGCTGTGGGTTTTGGTCGTAAGGTTAGAAACCTAATCAACCAAGAGGATTTTCAAGAGGTGTTTCCCGGAATATCTTTATCAGCAGATTCAAAGGCTGCTGGTCGTTGGAACACAAACAAAAAAGGAGATTACTTTGCGATTGGTGTTGGCGGTGCGGTCACTGGTAAAGGTGCTGATGTTCTCATTATTGATGACCCCCACTCGGAACAAGAGGCGGCATTGGGGGCTTACAACACGGAAGTCTACGACAAGGTATACGAATGGTATACATCGGGACCAAGACAAAGACTCCAGCCGGGAGGGGCAATAATTATTGTTATGACCCGTTGGTCTGTAAAAGATTTAACTGGTCAAATTGTAAAGTCAGCCACACAAAGAGAGGGCGCGGATGAGTGGGAGGTAATTGAGCTTCCGGCAATAATGCCGTCCGGTGAACCGCTTTGGCCTGAGTTTTGGCCTGTAGACCAACTAGAGGCATTAAAGGCCGAACTCCCGATTTCCAAATGGTCAGCCCAATATCAACAAGACCCAACTGCTGAAGAGGGTGCATTAATAAAAAGAGAATGGTGGCAAGAGTGGGAATATGAAAATCCGCCACCGTGTGAGGCCATAATACAAAGTTGGGATACGGCCTTCTTAAAAACACAACGGGCAGTCTACAGTGCTTGTACAACATGGGGTATATTTAACCACCCTAATGACCAAGGGGAAACCGTTCCTAATCTAATTCTGCTGGATGCGTATAAAGAAAAGCTAGAGTTCCCAGAATTAAAAAGAGCCGCTTATGATAAATACTGGGAGTTTGAGCCTGACCAGATGATTGTTGAAGCAAAGGCGGCAGGTTCCCCGTTGATTTTTGAATTAAGGGCTATGGGAATACCTGTAACTGAGTTTACACCGTCCCGTGGACAGGATAAAATAGCTAGGGTGAATGCCGTAACAGACCTGTTCGCCTCTGGCGTTGTGTGGACGCCACATACAAGATGGGCGGAAGAAGTAATAGAAGAGTGTGCGGCATTCCCTGCGGGAGAAAATGATGACTTGGTTGACTCCACAACTCAGGCTTTGTTGAGATTCCGTCAAGGTGGATGGATAAGAAGCGTTATGGATGAGTGGGATGACGAACCAAAATACAAAAGACCCGTGGAGTATTACTAAAAAAATTATTGTCAGATATGTTGGGCATCACGAAATAAAAATTTACGAAGAAAAAGGTTGGTTTGTTGTAAGCGACCTCTCAGACTGTCATCACGGTAGATATTCTGTTATTATGCAAAAATCAGAAAACTCACAGGAATAAGTATCATGGCTGTAGAAAAGCAAATGAGTCCAGCAAATCTGGATATAGAAGACGCTCCAGAGGTTGAGGTTGAAATAGTAAACCCAGATATGGTTAGCGTTCAATCCGAAGATGAGTCTATGGTTATTGATTTCACGGGTGAAGTTGCTGAGTCCATTATGGGACCAGAGCATGATGCTAACTTGGCTGAGTATATGGAAGAAGGGGAACTGGATTCCCTTGCTTCTGAATTAGTTGATGATTTTGTTGCTGACCGTGAGTCTAGAAAAGAGTGGGCTAGGTCTTACGTCAAGGGCTTAGACCTTCTTGGTATGAAGATTGAAGAGCGCACACAACCTTGGGCAGGCGCGGCTGGTGTTTTTCATCCAGTGTTGACAGAGGCTGTTGTTCGTTTTCAGGCGCAGGCTATGGGAGAATTGTTTCCTGCCGCTGGCCCAGTGCGTACAAAAGTCATGGGAAAACGTGACCCAGAGAAAATGGAGCAGGCCACCCGTGTAGAAACAGAAATGAATTATCTTCTCACAGAGGAGATGACAGAATATCGAGAAGAAACAGAGCAAATGCTGTTTCGATTACCTTTGGCAGGCTCTGCATTTAAAAAAGTTTACTATGACCCAATCATGGAGCGTCCGTGCGCCATGTTTGTTCCAGCAGAAGATTTTGTTGTTTCTTATGGTGCATCAGACCTTATGACTGCGCCACGATATACACATGTGATGAAGAAGACTGCAAATGAAATTATCGAGTTACAGGTTAATGGCTTTTATACTGATGTGGAGTTACCTGACCCAGAGCCAGACCAATCAGATATCCAAGAAAAGTATGATGAGATTGATGGAGAAACCGCCGTTCTTGAGGACGATGACAGACACACAATTTTGGAGATTCACGCTGACTTAAATTTACCAGAGCCATTTGAGGATGCTGATGGAATTGCAAGACCTTATGTGGTGACGGTGGACAAGTCCAGTCTAACCATTTTATCAATAAGGAGAAATTGGTATGAGGAAGATTCTAAAAAGCGTAAGAGACAACACTTTGTTCACTACAGATACCTGCCGGGACTTGGGTTCTATGGAACGGGTCTTATTCATCTTATTGGTGGTCTTGCTAAAAGTGCCACAAGTATTCTGCGCCAACTTATTGATGCGGGTACACTCTCTAACCTCCCCGCTGGTCTTAAAGCTCGCGGACTACGTATTAAAGGTGACGATTCGCCTCTCATGCCGGGTGAATTCCGCGATGTGGACGTGCCGGGGGGTGCAATTAGGGACTCGATTGCATTCCTTCCTTACAAGGAACCATCATC